TGTACAGAACCCTCATTACTAATAATAGACTTCCAAGTTTCATCTGTATTCTTATGATACTTTAATAATACTTTTTCTAAATATTTATTTTTAATTAAATGTGATCCTGCTCTAGTCCTATGAACATAAGCATTAGACTTAACAGGTTCAATACTAGGTGTACAACCACATATAATAGAGCTATTGGCATTAGGTGCAACAGCTAACAAGTGTGCATTACGTTTACCTGAACCTTGCATATCTGATGGCTCACCTTTTTCTTTAGCTAACAATCGGCTCTCTTCAAGAGCTTCCATTTTAATAGTTCTAAAGATACGTTTGTTAAGACCTTTTGCAATAGGACTCTCAAAAGGTATATTCATTTTTTGTAAGTAGCCATGAAATCCCATAGCACCTAGTCCTAAAGATCGTTCAGCTATTGCACTACGTTTAGCTTTATCTAAATCTTCAGGTGCATTATCAATAAACTTTTGTAATACATTATCTAAGAATCTAGTTAAGTCTTTAATCATAGTGGTGTCTTTCCACTCATCATACATTTCTAGATTAACACTAGACAAACAACATACAGCAGTACGTTCTTCATTAGTAGCTAAATGTATTTCATTACATAAATTACTACCATGTATTTTTAAACCTAACATCTTTTGTTCTTCAGGTAAATGTTTATTAGCTGTATCAATAAAGTTTATATAAGGTGAGCCTGTTCTAAACCTAGCTTCTAATATACGTTGCCATAAATCTCTAGCTCTAATAGTATCTCTTACATAGTCTATACTATTTAAGTCAGGATCTTTTAACTCCCACATACCATCAGTTTCTACAGCTTTCATAAACTTATCTGTTACATTAACAGCATTAAATAAATTAAAACATTTACGATTAGCATCACCGCCTGTAGGTAATTTAAAATTAATAAACTCTACAATGTCAGGATGAGATACATCCATGTATGCTGCATAGCTACCTTTCCTAGTTTTACCTTGTTTGTATGCTGTCATTTGTGAGTCAACAACTTTTAGAAAAGGAATAGGGCCAGGGGATTTATCACCGACTGCCCTCACATCAGACCAGTGACCCCCAACCCCACCACCTTTAACAGATAACCATGCAACCTCAGAATTATGTGAGATTAAATCTTGTAATGTATCACCTACATAAGTTAAGAAACAAGATATAGGTAAAGCTTTCCACTTTTTACCTATGTTAGGTGCATTACTAAGGACAGGACTAGCAAACATAAACCATCTCTTACTAGCATAATCATATATACGTTGTGCAAATTTTAAGTCACCTTCACAATATGCAACAGATGCTCTAGCAAAAGCTTCTTGAGGAGATGTCTCATGCTTAAGCATATAGTAATCTCTCAGTAGTTCTTTAGCTTGATCTGATAAATCTATATCTCTAGTGTAACAAATGTTAATACCACTATAACTTATAGTATCCATTACCAATTTTTCCCTTTAGTTTTTTTTAGTAGCTCAATCATTTTATTTAAGTACCATAAACATTTCTCAGCATTTTCTAAGGCACTTCCTTTATGCCACATTCTTATTAAATACTTGATACAGTTTCCTTGACAATATGATATTGCTTCGTAGTCACCTAATGTATCTACAATTACATCTATAGTTTCATACTTGCCTTTATTATAATGAGGAGGATGATTAACTACATCAACATTATATATACTTCCTTTTTCTTTTTTCCAAAACTCATCATTTTGTTTCTCCCAATTATACAAATCATCTTTTAATTGACTCAATGTATATCTCCCTCAGTCTTTGTCCAAGTAGATAGTTTTATTACATTGTCAGGAGTATCTTCATATTCTGAAAACCCTTCTTCTTTTGCTATTTCATCCATCTTGTCTGAAACTCTTTTAGCAAAATCTGAATCTGTATTTAAAAGATGAAAGCATGTAACTAAAGCATACAATACATCTCTCAATTGTTCTGTATCTTCTTCTTCTAATTTCTTTGAAGGCATTATCACAGCAGATAAGTCAACTGTGCTATTCCATTTCTTGTTAGTAAACTTAGGTTTTAATATCAAGGCTAAGTCATCTTCCCCTATAGGGTTTTTAATATCTGTTTCAAAGTCAATCATTTTTTTTCTCCTGGAAAGGGTATGAAAGTTAGTATCTTTTCTGATGATCCGTCTTCATCAATCCACTCACTAGGTATTAGTTTTAAATGGTACAGAAATCCGTACCTATTACACCAATCTGCATAAGTAGTTTTACTTTTCTTACTGAGTTTTCTTTTTATAGATTCAAAAACAAATCGTATATCTAGGTCAGGGTGTTGTTTCTTAATCAATAAATGTTTACGTCTATCTTGTGCTGTAAATAAACCCTTGCTTTCTATTATTATTCCATTAGGTAATAAAAAGTCAGGGGTATATTTTCTGTATGATAAATCTTCCCACTCAATCTTTAATGGTTCATACTTAGCAACAACACCTTTGCTCTGTAAATCTTTTTGTACCTTAAATTCTAGTCCACTTCTATAGCCGTGTCTCTTAGAAGCTGCAAAGGATTTAGCATTAAACACTTCGGATCTCTGTATAACAAACCATTGGAGGCACTTCTGCTTTAGAAACTAGTGATGGTCTTTCCTGTAGGTTAGGCCAACAAGCATGTTTGTAATTGCAGAATGAACATTCAATACCTAGCTTTCGGTTGCCTGATGGTTTTTTTCGGTAGGTTTCTTCAACGTCCTGATAGCATCTCCGAAATCTATTTTCTTCAAGTTCTTCAGTTAGAGCTTTGGTTTTTTTAACACAGGTATCTGTGTCTATGTTAGAGGCGGCAACATATTTAAAATTACCATTAGCTTTATTGATAACCCACCAACCACCAGGCTTTGTCTTTGTAGCTAAAGAATACCCTGCCAATTGAGATACATATCCAAAGGAATCATGTTCAGCAAGAGTGTTGTAGTCCTTAAATTTATTTTCATAAGACCAAGGACTAGCAGATTTTATATCATCTACAGCATCATTTGTAATGAGATCAGGAGTACCATCAATAGACTTACCATTGTCTAATTTAAGAGTAACCTTCTCCCCATTTTTGTACTCAACACCTGCTTGTTTCAATATGCCCTTAAATACAGCTTCAACTATGTCACCCATCATCATGGTCATAATAAAACTAGCTGATGGTTTACTAGCAGCTTCAGGTTTGTTTTTATCAAACCATAATTGACAGTAGCTCCTACCAATATTTGACATTCTTAATGTAAATTGATTGGATCGTTTATCAACAAACTGTTTTGTTAAAGCCTCACGAACATCACTAGTAATTTGATCTATAACTTCAGCAGACATAACAGAGTCTTCTGATTTAAGACCACTAAGATATTTGTGTATCTTTATTTCGGCAGGATGATTCACTAAGCAGCTTCTTCTATATCCACAAACTCATCTACTACTTCCTTAGTTTCAGCATCACCTTTATCTTTAAGTGCATCCGTGTGAGCAGTTTTTATATAAGTGTTGTAGTTCTTAATCCACTCATTAAAGTTTATAAAAGTCTTTTCATCTTTTTCTTCAAGTGTTGACTCAACAGGATTTAACTGTACTGTAGGAAGATAGTACTTAGCACCTGTGGGAATAGTTTTTTCTTCTGTATCTAACTCGATAGTATGTTGTGGAAGAATGTGATTCTTTTTAGCCATCTGTGAGATAGGTGCAGCAAAAGTTTTAAATGCATCTCTATTATCTACTTCCCAAATAAAAGGTATTGAAGAAAAATCTTCTTTGACTTTATCTATTTCATTGCCTGTTTCATCAACAGGATTATGTAAAGTAACCTCACCAAATAAAACTCTTACACGTTTGATTGACTTCAAAAGATTCTTAGTTTCATCAGGCAAACTCTTGTAGTCTTCTATCCAACCACTAGACTTTCCACAGTTAACACCACCTGTATTATCTATAAGATCTGATTTTAAATCATTAGCCATGATTGTTTTTACAAACATACCTCCGTCATCTTTAGTGACGTATCTTTTATACATAAATTTCTGTTGAAACAACCTGATAGTGGCAGTATTAGAATATATTTTCCTATCATCTTCAGGCATCTGTAAAACATAAGAACCAGCATCTACTACTTCTACACGTTTAACTTTACCTTTGACAGTTGTTTCCCCCATCACTCCTGTATGGTTGATCTTTAATCTTGCCAATGTAGAGCCACTCTTTTTCTTCTCCATATCAGCACCCATGCCCATTGCTTCAGCAAGTTGATTAAAATTGTTTGTATCTTTAAAGTTTACTAAATCAGACATAATATTTATTTCCTTATTAAAGTTTATATATCTACTTGTTCTAACCAATTGTTACCTATTTTTGCATCTAACAACAATGGCACGTTAAAGTCTATGCCATATTTAGTTTCTAACAAACTAACTAAATTCTTTTCTACATCTTTAATTATGTCATACACCTGAGTAACTTCATCAGGATGTATGTCTATAACTATTGAATCATGTACTGAGTTTACCACAACACTACTTAACTTATGCAACCTATTGTAAATTTCAACTAAAACTAATGGAACAATGTCGGCTGTGGCAAACGATTGTACAGGATAATTCTTTAACTGTGTAAAATTTGTTACTGTTCCATCCCTTCTACGTTTTGTATCAGGAAAAGAAAACTCTCTACCACTTGGAGTTTTTATGTAGCCATAGCTAACAGCTTGAGTAGCTAGTTTCTTATGCCACTTACCAATGCCTTGATATTTCTCTAGGAAATGTTCATAGTATCTAGCTTCAGCTTTAGTCCTACCATACCCTGATGCTCCATATAAAGGTGCAAATGTATGTGCTTTAGCTACTTGCCTAGTAGTAGGTTGTCCTGCATCACTAATAACTTTGGCAGTATAAGAATGTACATCAAACCCCTCAGTCACTTCTTTAATAGCTATAGGGTCTTGGCTTAGAAAAGCTGCCACTCTAAATTCTAATTGTGCAAAATCAGCTTCCATAATCTTGCCACCCTTAAACCTAGAGATAAATACTTTCTTAACAGGAAAGGTTGAACCCCTTGGCATGTTCTGCATATTAGGATTAGCACCTGAGAATCTACCTGTAGACGTTACATGCTGATTAAGTCTTACATGTAACCTATCATCATCCTTTATAAAGTTTTCAATACCATCTACAAAGTTAGATAGATAACTTGTTATCGCAGATAATCTTTTTAGTTGTCCTAAAAATACTTGTGCCTCTTCCATACCTTTATTAGATGCAACTCTTTCTAGTATTTCTAGGTTACCTTTAGATGTAGAGAACCCATTAGCTGATGCCCACTTAACAGATGGTGCTGAGAATTTTAGTCCTGCAATATCTTTTGACTCTTGATAGTTAAAACCACCTAGACAAGCACCACACTTAGATGACTTCTTATAAGGTGAACCATCTTTCTTCTTCTTATATACATATCCTTTGCCTTTGCACACAGGACATTGAACAGCTTTGGTTTTATACAAAGTCTTAAAGTTAAACTTAACTAGATTTTTAAAAGCAGGTACAGGTAAGTTAGGTTGTATAGTGTCAGCCCATCTCTTTTTATCTATAGGTTTCCTACTAAATAAAACCCATGACAATTGTTCAGGGCTACCAAGATTGACAGGTGTATCCCCCATCAAGTACCTAGTGTACTTATTAAGTTTCTTTTCTAAGTCTAACTTCTCTTCCTCAAACTCTTTTCGTACCTCACTAAGTTTAGTCCTGT